CTGCTTCAGACGCAACTGTTCCATCAGATAGACACTTCAGAAACGCTTGGTCATTATCAGGCAAAACTATTACTGAAGATTTAACTGCATCAAAAGTTATATTCAAGGACAAGATTAGAGAAGTAAGAAAGCCTTTACTTGAAGCTGAAGATGTAGTGTATATGAAAGCACTTGAAGCAGGAGACAGTTCTGCTCAATCTGCAAGTGTAGCAAAGAAGAAGGCTCTTAGAGATGCACCTGCTGCAAGTGCAATATCAAGTGCAGACACTATAGCTAAACTTAAAGCTGCTTGGGATACAAGCACATTAGGTGACAGTCCATACGCATAGGGAGTAAGTAATGGCTCTAACTAAAGTAAATAGAGGTGGCTTAAATACTGGTATCTCTGATTCTAGTGATGCTACTGCAATAACTATATCAAGTGGTGAAGTTGCGACATTCTCGCAGTCTCCTATTGGTACAGGTATGGATAGGTTGTTATCAAATACTACTACAGGTCCTGCATCTAGTGTTGACATTAGTAATACTTATATAAATAGCACTTATGATACATATTTAGTAATATTTAGAATTACACCATCAGGAGATAATGTTAATTTAAATATACAATTTGCCACAGATGGTTCTACTTTTCAAACAGGTAATATATATGGAATAAAGAGTTACCGACTTGGTGAGGATGATGGAGCTACAGGATTTGATGCAGGAGGTGCTTGGACAGTAAACAGTAATACTATTGGAAATGACACTGGAGAATCTATTAATGGATATTTTTACTTAGTAGGTGCGAATAATACTGCAGCAGTATCAGGTATTCATGGTCTATGCTCACATATAAACACAAGTGGAAATCATAGAAGTTCAGCTTTTAGTGGCTCTCAAATTACATCAGCAAGAGATGGTGTTGTTAATGGATTACGATTTTCAATGAGTTCAGGAAACATAGAAAATAGTGAAATCACTGTTTATGGATTGGATAAGAACTAATGGCAAATAGAAAAAAATATGTAGATGGTGTTCTTGTTGAGCTTACAGATGAAGAACAAGCATTTAGAGATGCAGAAGAAAAATCATGGGCAGATGGTGAAGCTGACAGAAACATGGCAGAGTTACGCAGACAAAGAAATGAACTGTTAGTGCAAACAGATTACATGGCTTTATCAGATGTAACAATGACAGATGCTTGGAAAACTTATAGACAAGCCTTGAGAGACATTACAAGTCAAACACCAACTGACATAAGACTTAGTAATATTACGTTTCCAACAAAACCGAGTTAAGGATAAACAATGGCATATATAGGCAAATCCCCTTCACAGGGAGTACGAAACAGATTCCAATACCAAGCCACAGCAGGGCAAACATCCTTTAGTGGTTCTGATGCAAACTCATTGACACTTACCTACACAGATAGTTTGTACTTAGACGTATATCAGAATGGTATATTGCTTGTTCCGGGAGATGACTACACTGCAACTACAGGTACAACTGTGGTGCTTGTACAGGCTGCATCACTTAATGACATAGTTGAGATGGTAGCTTATGATGTGTTCTCTGTTAATGAAACGTACACTAAGACTGAATCAGATAACAGATACCCATTCAAAGGTAACAACTCAATCATCAGATTAAATGGACAGACAATCAGTGCAGACATTACAATAGACAGTGATGAGAATGGTGTAAGTGGTGGTCCTATAACACAGTCGGCAACAGTCACTGTTAATGGATATTGGAGTATCGTATGAGTTCACAATTAAATGTAGACACCATTGTAGATAAAGCAGGTAGTGGTGGCACGAATGTAAAGATAGCAAATACGTCTGTTACTGTGGCTGAAGGTGGTAGTGCTACAACAACTACTGTGCAAGGGTTATGTAAGGCTTGGACATTTTTTGATGGTAGTGTTAGTACACCTGCACACGCAGATAGTTTTAATGCTAGTACCTTAACAGATATAGGAACTGGGAATCAAAAATTTGCTTTTACTAATAACATGAACAATGCTAATTTTTCTTTTGGGGGTAGTGCAATAATAGATGAAACAACTTTTGCTGTGTTTTCTGGTTCAGAAATAGCAGGAAGTCATGCTCGTTCTACTTCATCTTCAGGTGGATTTTTTACTTCAAATACTGCTTCTGTAAATAGTGGAGCAAATGCAAATAGTATATCCCCACAGATAATGGGAGACCTCGCATAATGGCAAGTGAACTTAAAGTAGATAAATTAACAGGTGTAACCACAGCAGGTTCTATTGATGTTACAGGTGAAGGCAATAGTACAACAACTAATTTGCAACAAGGGTTGGCGAAGGCTTGGATTAATTTTGCAGGAGCAGGAACTTCTATTAATGATAGTCTTGGAATGAGTTCTTTAGGTGATGACGCAACTGGTAAATATACAATAACAATGTCATCAGCAATGGGAAATACTAATTATTCTGTATCGTTTGGTATCCAAGAACTTGGAACACAAAATAATCATGCCACTGTTCTTCGTTCTGACGTTACAATAACAACCACTGTTTTTGGTGTTGCTACTTATAGCAGTGGTACTTATCAAGATGTTACTCTTGTTTATGAAAAAATTCACGGAGACCTCGCATAATGGCTAGTATATTAAGAGTAAACACATTAACAGATGCAAGTAGTAATAATAGTATTGCTACGAGTAATATATTTAGTGGTAGTGCAAAGGCATGGATGCACTTTGATGGTAGTGGTACAGTTGCTATTGATAGGTCTTTTAATATTTCTTCATTAGAAGATGTCGCAGGGGGTCAATACTCAGGTAATTTTACAAGCAATATGTCTTATGCTGATTACCCTAATACTGGACACGGAAGACATGATGGAGGTGTAAATGCTCTTTTTTCATGTTCAACAAAAGATAGCAGACCTCCTATTACCACCAGATGTGGCATAGATACATTTAGTTCAGATGGTAATCAGACAGGAACAGATTGTGACCAAGTTTCACAGTTGATACACGGAGACCTAGCATGACCAAAGCAGCAGAATTAGCAAAGATGGGTGAAGTCCTAACCAATTCACAGATTGGGGGTCGTAGAAACATTGTTTATAATGGTAAAATGCAAGTGGCACAGAGAGGTACATCAGAGACAGGTGTAGGTGCAACTGCTGGGTACTTTACTTGCGATAGGTGGGTTTATTCCCCTGCAGGAAGTCATGCAGGTAGATTTACAATGTCACAAAGCACTGACACACCAAACGGATTTTCACATTCTTTAAAATTAGATTGTACAACAGCCGATACTTCTATTGCAGCAGGTGAACTTGCAATTATAAGACAACATTTTGAAGGACAAGACTTACAGCAAATAAAAAAGGGAACGTCTGATGCAGAACAATTAACTGTGTCTTTTTATGTAAAAGCTAGTTCTGCACTTACTTTTGGTCTAGAGCTATTTGATTCAGATAATGATAGACAAATAACTAAATTATTTACGACTACAACTAGTTGGGTTAGACACGAAATAACATTTCCTGCTGATACAACTGGTGCATTTAATAATGATACTGAACGTAGTTTAGATTTAAGTTTTTGGATTCATGCAGGTTCAACATATGCAGGTGGTACATTAAACTCAACAGCATTTGCTAGTACCACAACTGCTAATCGTGCAGCAGGTATAGATAGTTTTTTTAGTAGTACAGACAATGAATTTTTTCTAACTGGAGTACAAATGGAACTAGGCTCTGTAGCCACACCATTTGAGCATAGGTCATTTGGAGAAGAACTAGCTTTGTGTCAGAGGTATTATCAACAGATAGTTGGAGTTTCAGACCAAACCATACTTGGGTCAGGTAGAGCAAATGGCACAACTATTGCTGAAGTACCTATACCTTTAGCAGTTTCTTTAAGAGCAAGTCCTACTATGGGTTCATTAGCTTTTGCAGTTTTTGGTACAAGTGGAACTGGAGCAACTGCAACTTCAGCACCTACTGTAAGAAAATTTACTCCAGAAGGTGCAGTTCTGCATTTAGGATTTACAGGGTCAGGTCTTGTTAATGGTCAAACAGCAACTGTTGCTACTAGTAGTGCTTCAACTCTTACTATAAACTCGGAGCTTTAATATGGCTAAATATAAATTAAGAAACAACAAGCATTATTCAATGGATGGCACAACTGTAGAATCTATAACTGTAGATATACTAGATACTGAACTAAACACTGCTATACCAAAAGACGAAGCAAACAGCGACTATCAAGAATATTTGAAATGGGTAGCTAAAGGCAACACAGCAGAGGATGCCGACTAGACATGGACAGCATAGACCCAATGTTATTTTGGAACATAATCCTGACTATGGTCGTTGTACCATTCGGTTGGGCATTTAACAAGATGTTCCAAGAGGTCAAAC